TTAATCGGTTTTATTTAGCAGAATGTCACAATAGGCATCTGCATCTATTTTTTGAGATTGTATTTTATTGATTTTGAATCCGGCTGCGAAAAAATCAGAAAGTTCGATGCCTGATAAGAAAAAAGTCCTTATCTCAATATATTCTCCGGGCATTGTTAAACCTGACATCTCCTTTTGTTGCCAATATCTAACCCATGTATGAGCGTTCTTATTGAGAAGGTTGAATATAATTTGTTCTATACTCATTCTTAATTTAATATTAATCATCTTCAACGAAAGTGTTAGTCGTGTTTATCACACCAGCAGAATCAACGCTCTTACCATCCCGGATAAACACTTTTTCTCGCATTAACTCTTCATAGTCATATCGTGACATTCCGATTACACACACACGACCATCAACATACAATTTACATTTCATTAATTCAGTTTCTTCTATCGGACCGATAACATCTATTTGAATTGTTCTTTTATTCATAATTCATTCCTTTCTATATCGTTTATAGTCATATCCAGCTATTTCCGTTGAAAATCAAAAATGGCTTTCTGTAGCTCTTCACTATCTTTGGGTATATGTGTTTCATCAATATGACAATAGCAATATTTGCTGCCGTAACTGCACACGTTGAATGTATTGTTCAGAATCTCGCCATATTCCCACCGTGCATTCGGATTCGGTATCCTACCTTCTTGGAGCCACTGCCATTCTGTTTTCATGTTCTCTCGATAAGCCATGTTTTTTTTTCGCTTCTCGTCCCTTTTATCTGATGCTTTTTTGTGCTCTTTTCGTTTAGCTCTAAGCATGTCCTTTGCAGTTTCAGAGTCTTTGTGAACTTCGTTGTCTTTGTAGTATGTTGCTTTCTGCCCGTGAAAACAATTAGTCCAACGTTCTTCACCTACCGCATCAGCGTTAGGTACATAACCCTCTTTTGCCCATTGTAATGCCGTTAATGCTTCCATAGGTCTTATTGTATTAAATCCAATTTATAGCTTCAACTTTCTTAATACATCTACCATCAGGGGGAGTTATTGTGAATCCTCCATATCCTTTGACTGATTCCTGCCGGTATGCCTCCGCAGAAGATGGAGGCAGCGCTTGACAAGACGCAGCCGCCGGGTCTCCACGCAGGGAAGCACCTCCAGGGTCACCACCACCGGCGCGTCCTGCCAGGTGATTCGCGGAAACATCTCTCCGAACTGTCCTTTGGGGATGTAAAGGGCTTCCTCGCCGGTCCACATCCCCGTGTCCCTTTCGGGAGGACAGGTGAAAAGATGTCCCGTACCGTTATAGTCCACGGCAAACCAGTATGTGTTCCTCATCCTTTCTCTCCGTCCTTGTCTTTCCCGGGAAAGGAAACTATGCCTTTTCCCAGCAGGTTCCTCACTTTTGCAATGGAGATGATGCATACAAGATTGTCCGGCTTTCCTTTCACATGGATGTACCATCTTCCGGAATCGTTTCCCGCATCGAAATGCAGGGGTTGGGTACGCGGATACCTGGCATCCAGTTCTTCTATCCGGCAATGAATCTCCTCTTTCAGATCATCCAGTGCGTTCCGGTCCTTGAGCAGGCAGTCCTTGAACTTCAGGATATGGCTCTGGAGCTCGCTGCCTTTCCTATTGACCGACGCATAAGTCTGTATATAATGTATAAAGTACATACTATTATGATTTTAACGGTTTATTCTATTTCCTCGCCCCATAAATCCAGATCACTGGGGGCGGTCCTGATCTGATACGCAAGCCACAGCATGCCCAGTGCATACAGGGCCGCAAATGATATCCACAATACTGTCATATACCACCTCCTTTTATCTGCCGGTTCAGACTGATGTTCCTGCCGTCACCCATGCCTGAGTAATACGCGGAGCGGTCGGTTCCGGTCTTTCTCGGATGTGCCTTTGAAGTGCCGGCTCCTATTTTTTCCAGGTACTTGTCAATAAGCGCGTCATGGCAGCATGTTAGGGCGGTTTCCCGTGCTTCACCTTCGGAAGTGGTAGACTCCTTCAGACGCATCAGCTTGCGGATACGTTCCATGATTTTATCCGGTATGTCATTGTTCTGTTTCATGCCTGATCGTTTAATCCTCATCAAAATCATCCTTCTGTAAATCGTAGCCGGTCAGTACGGCTTCTTTCAACAACGTTTTCAGGTCATCTGACAGGCCGGATGACAGCAGTCTTCCGGCAATCTCTTCCGCACGTTCCTCAAGGCTTTTCTTTTCCTCCGTGCAGAAAGTGACCGTACCGAACCGGGTGGCGTATTTCCTGCCTTCTATAGTTATGTCTTGGGAGAAGTTCACGCGGGCGGCATTGCACCTGACAGATTCCCTGGCCAGACGCTTTCCGAACCATCCGGCAAAGGCCATGAGGTCCGTATGGGAACCGGCGGCCCTGTCCATGCAACGCTCAAGGTTCTGGCTCATGCCCTCCTCGAACATGACCCTCGCAAACGTTTTCCCGGCATTGCAGCCGTTCCGGACTGCCGCATCCCGGTATATTTCCTCAAATGTTTTCATCGTTCTGTTTTTTTGCTCTTCATATTTCATGCCCCGCTGCCGGACACCCGGTCTTCTGCAGGAATTCGTTAAAATCATTGCACCTGGGGTACAGGCGTTCCGACTCGTTCACCAGTATCACGTCTTCAGGAAGGAAGCTCCGTATCTTTCCCAGTGCCCCGCGTCCCGGGGCGTCGTTGTCGAGAAAGGCGTGCACCTTCTCATACTTTGAAAGGAAATCCTTTGAACGGTCCACAATGGCCGTGGAGTTCAATACGCACACGTCCAGCTTTCCAAGTGCGGGCATCTCCGGATGCTCCCTTGCGTACTGCTTGAAACTGAGAAGGTCAAAAAAGCCCTCGAAAACGGCGCAGGACCTGTTGCCTTCACTGATGCAGGTAATATCCTTGGCGTAGGCGCACCCCTTGAACATGCTGTTCCGCAACTCGAAACCCCGGTGGTCGTTGGCGAATCCGAGCGCGTATTTCTCACGCGGATTCCTCTCGAAACAGTAGTGGACCTCCACACAGTATTTACGGACAATCTCCCCGTCAATGCCACGTGAGGCGGCGTAGTCAAGCAGATGCCTGTTCTGAACGGGAATGACCTTCAGGACGGTCATCGGGGCGGCTGCCGGAAGCCTTCCTGACACCGTTTCCGGTTTCCGTATCGAAGGCATGGAAAGCTGCGGGGAGGTCCTCATCCTTCCGAGTTCCTTCATGGCCTGCGGAAAGGAGCAGTTTTCCACACGCATGACCAGATCCACCGCCCTGCCATACGTACCGTCCCCAAAATCATACCAGCGGTTCTCCTCCCTGAAAACCTTGAAGCTCGGGGAAGTATCGGAACGGAAGGGGGAACGGTACATGTCATAGCCGCCGTACCGTCTGGACGGCTCGTAACCGTAATGGGAGAGGATGTCTCCCAACGGGATTGAATTGGCTTCCTGTGATGTCATGGTTATGTCGCTTTAATGGTATTTTCCGTTTGATTCCTGCCGGTCCTCACGGATGGGCAGGATGAGTTCTTTAAATTTATAAATTTATTCCCGCCATCCTCGCGGACAGCTTTTCAGGGTAATTCCATCATATTGTCAACACGGCGTTTCCGGCTCCTATGCGGAAACTGCCTGCCTCATACGGCTCAGGATAAACCTGGTGGGGCTCTTGATCCTCTTGTTCCCCCAGGTCTCCTTCAGGGCGGTGTCCAGCACCATGGGCGCCACGGAGGCGAGCTGCAGGATCTCCTGCTGGTCCCTCACCGCGACCCCCAGAAGCTCGAGCGTCTTGCGGCGGTTGCGCATGGTTTCCTCCTGCCTCCTCTGCCGGTCGGCCTCTCCGTACTCGGCGTTGTATTTGGCGATATAGTTTTCAACGAGAGGATACAGGTAGTTCCCCTTGGTCAGGTGGAAATCACTCTGCAGGATATCCTCGATCGCCTTTCCGACCGGGAATTCGGGATAACAGGCCGAAAGCCGGTATATCCAGCCGGTATAATACTCGTCCACTCCCAGATACTTGAGCTTTCCCGAAAGAGAATCCCTGTCCTCATCCTTCTCCCCTTCACCGGAGGCTTGTGCCGGAGGGGTTGGGGAGGATATTTTATTTTCTTTTATTTTATACGGTTTATTTTCGCGAGTTTTGTCCGCTTCTTCGCGAAGTTCCTTTTCAGCGGCGAACAATGTGCGTATGCGAGTCACGGCCTGCCGGATTTCCTTCCCATCCTCCGGAAGGGAAGCCGGAGATCCGCATTCATGTGCCGGGGTGTCCTGCTGTTCACAAGTGGCATGCGGTATGGTGGCGGACTCCGGTGACGGTTCCGTTTCCAGCAGAAGGATGCTTTCCGGAATGCCGGGCTTGCGGTGGATGGCCTTGCAGATGCCTACATACAGTTCCTGTATCTCCTCACTGGTCAGAATCTGTTTGTCCTGCCACAGTTCTTTGTTGAAAAGGCCCAGTTCGGCGCAGTAGTCGATGATGTCCGAAACCTTTTTCTCATCCATACGGGAATAGTCCGAGATGTCGAACAGACCGTCGGCATCCATAACCATATAGCATCCCTCGACACGGTAGATCTCGTTTACAATGAAATGGAACACACCCCAGCCTTCCATTCCAAATTTATTTTTTAGTCTCTTTACTTTCGGATCATAGAAATGATCGGTTTCGAACCTGAAATAGGTGAAACCCTTTTTAGCTGTTTTTGGCATAAGCTTTATATTTAAAGTGGATAATACATCAGCTGGCCGAAAGCTCGAACTCCTTGGGAATGTCGGGATATCGGGAGAGCAGACCGCAGGATCTGACATGATCCATATAGTTCCGCTGTATGTCAGCGGAAGTCAGGATGCGGTGTTTTTCGTATAGCTCACCGTTGAAAAGTCCGACTTGTATGCAGCCGTTGACAATTCTTGTAACATCTTCCAAAGAGGCATTCCAGTAAGAGGCCACCGCCTGCGCCGTTTCCTCGCACCACAGCAGGAGGTAGCTCCCGTTGTGGAGTGTCTCGTTTACGAGATACCGGTAAATGCTGTAACCGGAAAAACCGTATTGGCGGGTGAGTCTTCTGACTTTCATGTCAGAAAATTGGGAAGTGCTGAGCTCATAGCAAGGATGTGTTCCGCATTCCTGGCGCCGTACAGCCCGTGACAGGCGGCGGCTTGTTCCGTTTGTAAAGCTTTGGGTATTCATATATGATAATGTATAATGTTTACTGTTAAGAATTATGTATATGACGGACCGGGCTCCCACTCCTTGGGAGAATGGGACCGGTGATTATCTGGCCGGAGGAATATGGTGCTTCTTCCGGACGAACTGGACATAATTGTGGACGGTCTTCTCGCAGACGTGCGGAAAGTCCGGATAATGTTCCCGCAAGTAGTCGCCAATGCGGCTGCTGGAAATGGAGGGAAAACTGGTAAGGAGGGATGCGACGGCCTGCTCGTAGGCATGGAGTTTGTAATGCCGTTCTTTGTGCTGGAGGACTTCCTCCAAGCTTAGGGATTGAAGATGTCGTACCGTATTACGGGACACACCAAGACGACGGGCTGTCCGCGCAATGTTGATTCCCCGTGAACGAAGATCAAGGATATTGCTCCATAATATGTATTTTTCTGTTAAATTTGCCGCATCCATAATCTATTAGACAGATTTCGTAATTGGGACATTCCAGATTACGAATCTTTGATGCAGCTAAATTACCGCCCTCACAAATGCCTTACCTGTAATCTGTTCATAGATGAATAAGGCTCTAAGTGTATATTTCAGTTTGTAGTTTTGTCCTTTAATAGTCATATCAATAAGTATTTAAAAAGAAAGCCTTTACACCTCCATAACCTAGAGATATAAAGGCTCTATATTAAGCTGTGGCAGCTTTTGTAAGTGCCCCCACACCTTCAAATGATGCTGTGAATGTTGCATTATCTCCGTTAGGTGCATTGGCTTCCAAAGCTGTGATAATCACTTTGCCAGAATATGTACCAGTAGTAGAAGGCAACCAACCACCTTCGGGTACTTCATCCTTCTTTGCTGCATAATCTTTCTCTAAGCAGAATACAGCTTCAATAGGTGTTCTGGCTGTCAGCTTATCAAATAACTGGTCAAAAGTCATACCTTCACCATCATTAGAATAAAGGTTCTCGGTACTACAGTTCCAGCTAATCTTTCTGGCTGCTTTAGACACCCATTTACCACCACTATCTTTTGAAGTGGTTTCTACTGTTTCTACGTTTATACTTAGTTTGTGGCTTGTTGCAAATGCTATAGATTTACCATCTATAAACAGCATCAAATCACCACCATTAATTACTTGTCCTGCCATTTGTCTTTATATTGAATGTAAGGTTCTGAATGAATGTATCTTCTATATAATCCTCATCTGCATTAGTCATTCTAATACCCTGTATGTTAATACCAGAATAGATTCCCCTTTTACCTTGTAAGGCATCCTTTACCAAATCAGCAATTTCTATAGATTCATTGTACTTATCAGAAGCTATAACCACTTCCACATAAGTATCTTCACTATATATAAACCTATCCTTACTATCAGATGGTTCTATACCTGTTCTTCTATAAACAATGAATGGAAATGTAGTACCTGTATCAGCTATTAAGGGGTAAATTTTATGTCCTACACTATCTATAACCCTTGCATCATTACTAAGGATATTATAGATAGCTTTACCTACTTGTAAACTCATCGTCTGTTCCTATTAGCTATTCTCTGAATTGACTGGCTTATAAGGTTATCCATATTATCAAAGATTTCCCTTTCCTTATTGGCTTTAGCTGTTCTAAAGAAATGTGCTGCATTGATATTACCTCTATTGGCTGCTACTCTCTGCCTTCTTATTGGATTCCGACCTCTAACAGATGCAGTATTACTACCAGTGGTTCTTCTAACTCTAGTACCAAGTTCAAAGAACTTCAATCTAAAGTCACCCATAATATGTACTTTAGCTTCTTCTCCGTTTCTATCAGCATTAGCTTTGATTCCACTTATTAAGGTCTTACCATTCCACCAGTTTCTACTAGAAGCTGCCCTGCCTAAAGTCTGCCTTAGCTGTCTTTTAGTTTCACCGACTAAGATACTAGCACCCCTTCTTAAAGCACTTCTATAGACCTGCCTTTGCTGTCTGCTTGTCAAATCTGCAAACATAGAAGTAACCTGTCTGGCATCTACTTCTATATTATTCATTTATCAATTCAGTTACTATGGTTATTGATTGCTTATATAATTCTCGGTTAATACTAAGAATCCTGTACTTATTACCATTCCAAATAATTCGCATTTGCTCATTAACTTTGTGATATAGCCTTATAGTAAAGGTAACTGCATAGCAGTGGATTATTTCATTATTCTGGTTCTGTCTGTTTCCAGAATTATAAGTAACCTGCGCTCTGGTACTTATAGCATCCTTCCAGTCTATACCATTAGCCCCATATACATCTTTTAGTGTTATAGGTTCTTGTATGGTAATTGGATAATTTAATAGTCCTGCCCTCATTTTATTTCATAGTGTTTATAAAGTCCTATAAGGTATTCATAACTATAAGGCAGTTTAACTACCGTACCAAATGCTACTGGCTCTCTATTAGCATATAAGTTACCTATCATTAGTAACATAGCGTGAATTATAGCAGGTGGTAAAGTACCACCTGTTTCTAATTCATCTAAAGCTATGTCTAAATGTTTAGATACCGAATCCTCTGCTACAGCTATTAAGTCCAAAATGTACATATCATCTGCCCTAAAATCCTCATCTACTAGCAGGTGTTTCTTTGCTTGTTCTAAAGTTATATACATAGCTTACTACTTATCAATAGACTATAATTAGGCTTTAAGAACCTTCTTAACAAATGCTTCTGCTCTTCTAGGCTTAGCATCAAAGTAAGCATTGATAACAAGTCTTACCTTACCGTTAGCAGCCTGTGTATATGGGTCAACAGTCAAATCAATTCCACCCCATTGACCGATAACCAAATCAGCGAAGTTACCATAAACAATACCCTTACCTGCAACAGCAGAAGTACAAAGAACTGGATAACCGTTTACCTCATTACCTTCCATTATGAAAGAATTTTGATTCTTGGCAGTAGATTTTAATACAGCCTTGGCAGAAGGTGAAACAATAAACTTAATATCACCTCTTACATTCTTCTCACCCAATGTAGCTTCCATATTTACAAAGTCTGCATAAGTAACAGCAGCAGTATCAGCAGTTACACCGTTAAGCATACCAGCAGGTTGTGTAGCAGAACCAGCAGCAGTACCCAAAATAGTAGCTTCCAACTTATTAGAAATAGCTGCTACAATATCTCTCTTTAGCATTTCTTCTGCACTATTAGAATCTTGAATTAAGAATTGCTTAGATACATCAATGTAAGCAGTAAGTCTTTTAGGCTCTAGGTTTACTTCACTGAAAGTACCAGCACCATCAGAAGCAGCAGCTACTTCACCAGCCCAGCCTACATTTGAACCAGAATAAACAGGAATAGAAACATTACCTACAAGTCCTGTCATATAAGAAGCACCAGCCTGTGCCAATACTAAACTAGCTCTCAATGGCTCTAAAATACCCAACTTATCTTCTGCTACATTCTCCTGTCCTGCTGTAGCTACAGTAGCTTTAATATCACCTCTTTCTTCAATAGGAAGTACAATCTGTCCGCTATAAGATTGACCTGCCTTTCTCATTTCAGCGATACCAGCACCTACTACTTCCTGTGCTCTCTCATCTAATTGTCTGTTATTGGCTACATCATTGATAGCCTTTAAAAGTGAAAACTTTTCCTTCATAGTATTAGTTGTATGTGTTGTTTGTTTAAGGTTATCTTCTTCAATCTTCCTAATCTGAATATCTATATCTGCTACTTCTTTAGTAAGAGTTTCAAATTCTATCTGCTCGCCAGCATTTAGCTTTCTTACTTCCTTCTCTGCACCAGATATAATTTCCTCTGCTCTCTTTTTAAGCAGTTCCTTTTTGTCCAGTAGTTCTAAGGTGTTCATTAGTTTAACTTACTCCTAAGTCCAGCGAAGTAATCTTTTAAATCCTCGCTCTCTAAATCCTGCATCTTTCTTAATGCTACAGATGTATCTGGGTATGCTTCTTTATATACAGGTGATACATCGAATAATTCTTTGAAGCTATTGATAATTCTTAAATAACTACCATCTTCTTTCTTAGTCCAAGTATCTTTGCCAATAGTAAAGGCAAATGAAGAAGTACTAATATCCCCCCTTCTAAGACCTTCTAACAGTTCATCACCTAAAGCAGTGTTAGGTGCTTCAAACCTGTATTTAAGTCCAGTATCATCTATAGTTAATTCTAGGCTTCCAGTACCATATTTAGACCTAGCTAATATACCTCTATCCTCATTGTGATTCAGTAAGCATAGTATATCAGACTTTTCTAAGATACCTTCTAAGGCTGTAGGTTCTATTACTTCAGTAAAGCCACCTAAATCCCTAGATTGCTTACCGAATACTAAAGCATAGCCTTCTACTGTTCTGGAATCCATCTTTACAATTTCATTACAGTTTCTTAGTTCTCTCATAGTGTTGTTATTATTCTAATAGAATCCAACCAGTATTATCTATCTTAGTCTGTAATGCAGCTACCTGTTCCTTTAATAGCTTGTTCTGTTCCTCTAAGGATTCAACATACTTTCTTAATGCAGAATCATCATAGTTACTAAGTCCAGCCAGTTTCTGCTTCTCTGGTGTTGTATAATCTTCTGTAGATAACTGCTTGCCATTTACCTTGTCAACTTTGGTATTAACAACATCTTTAATACCTTGTAATTCATTCTGTAAATCGGTTTGCTTAGTAATATCACCTTCTACAGTTCCCCATACAGCATTAACTGTACTACCAATCTTGGCACTGATTCTATCCAGTTCTAATACTCCTTCTTTAGTTGCTCTCTGTAGTCCCATTACTTCAAATAATAATTAGTCTGCCCTTTAACTACCTCGTCATAATAAGCATCATTGAACATAGCATTAGGACTTTTAAAGCTGTAGCTGTAATAGATTAGTCCAGATTGTAGCTTATCTAGGTCAGATGAATTAATAACCGCTTTATCTATTCTATCTTCTTCTACTATACCAGTCAAATCACCACCTTTAAAACTACATTCTATAAACTCTGCTGGGTTTGTGGTGTAAAGCCTAAGTATAAATTCAGAAGTGTTTCTTACCCTAAAGGGAATACCATCCTTATCTTCCAACTTAATATTGAATACTAAGTCAGTTCCCTTGTAAATTGTCTGTATCATTGATTATATTGTTATTAGATGGAATGTTATTAGCAGCATTTTTAATCTCCATTAGATTAACCTGTATAAAGTGAGAATCCCCACCATCTATAGCTGGTAAATCCAACTGCTTTCTAATCTCATTGGCACTAACCACACCGATATTAAATAGTGTATTGTAGTAGTTTGCTAAAGATTGTTTGTCTGCTCTTAGTAATACAGAAGTATCAAATCTTACATCTATTCTACTCCTTTCAGAAGGCTTATACAGTTTCCTTTCAAACTCTAATTCTATCTTCTCTAGTAATGGTGATAATGTATCAGTAAGGAAAGCTAGCTGGGTAGCCTCAACAGTACTATAACTGCTCTTGGATAAGTCAAATGCTTTTACAGGTGATACTCCGAAGAACCTACAAATATCAATTACATTAAACTGTCTGGTTTCTAATAGTTGTGCATCAGCAGGATTCACTGTAATAGGCTGGAAATCCATATTACCTTCTAATACAGCCACACCATTAGGTGTACCAGTAGTAGGACTAAAAGCAGTCTGCCAGCTAGTTTTTAAATCGACCTTCTGCTTACCAGTTAAAGTAGATTGTACTTTAAGAATACCAGCCAGATTAGCACCACCTTTAAAGAATCCTTGTGCGTGTGATTCAGAATCTGTAGCCAGTCCTAAAGTCTGTCTGGCGTGTTGTAAAGTACTGATTCCAGTAATACCATCATAACTAAAGTTCAGTATATGAATCATATTGCAAGGCTCTACAAGTCCTTTAATACCTACAACACTATATCTAATTCCGTCCTTCTGTTCAGTAATAGTAACATAATCTGGCTGTAAATAATGAAGTGCTACTGCATCTCCTTTAGCATCTCTTTCTATATAAGCATATCCATTACCTTTAAGCAGTGTACTTACTATCAAAGTCTTTATGAAAGTAAACCTGCTCATCTTATTGTTCGGCTCTTTGTTCAGTAAGTAGTAGGTAGGATGCTTAATAAACTTTTCTTTATAACCAGAATCATTAATGTAATATGGTTCTAATGGGAGCTGTGCTACCGCATCACTAATAACATCTACACACCTATATACTGTAGATAATAGCATAGCCTTATTAGTGGTATAGCCGCCATTCATATTATACATTAACGAATCACAAAATAACCCTCTGGTTTCCTGCTCTGGTTCTTTCTTTTTAAACCAATTAGTAAAAAGTCCCATTAAATAGTTAGTATTTCATTTGTGTAATGTGGTGTTCTCAGATACATACCTAAAGCCTGTATCATTGCTATAGTTCCATCTATCTTCTTCTTATCTACTGCCTTGTTCGGTTTAACATTACCATTATAATCAGACTTCAAAGTAACATTTCTAAAGCAGTACCTATTTATTTCATTGTTATCAATAACTGCCTTACCAGATAATATTAACCTTTCCAGTTCTCTAGTAGGCATATTAAAGTTACCTAGTGTTTGTGGATATTCTTCTAATGGTAGTCCCTGCTCTGTAGAATCTATAGCCCATTGTGTAGCATTATACTTGTCATATCCTACAGACTGGATATTAACTACATCAGCATATCTAAGCATATCAGCAGTTATATAGTCATAATCGGTAACATTGCCACTGGTAACAGTAAGATACCCCTGCTGCTTCCAGTATTTGTAAAGTTCCTTATCTGTCTTATCCTTTAATGCCGATTCTGGAAGATAGTAATGTGTTTTGAAGTAGTAAGTACCATCCTGCACAACTAAGTAAGCTACAGCAGTTAAATCCGAAGTAGCAGCTAAATCCACACCTACATAGCAATCCATACCAGCAAACTTATTAAGGTTTACTTCCTGACTGCACTTAATAATATAGTCCTCTGGTAGCCATACATTAGAACTGTCACACCATAAATTCAAAGTCTTAGTTTTAACTCCGACTTCATCAGCTGGATTATTAATAGCTTGCTGTACCTGTCCCCTAATGTATTTGGAAGTTACTGTAACATCCAAGTTTGGCGCACATTTAACCCAGTTCTTTTCATCTCTCCAATCATCATCAGCATCTAAAGAATAGATAGCTATAAACATTTCATCATCTACCTTTAAACCGTTCAGCACCTCTATAGCTACGGTTCTTAATTGGTAACAGGGTAAAGTCTTATCGAAGCCAGCAGTAGTAATAGTACAAAGATGTGGATTCATTCTCATTCCCATACTGGACTTAATAACATCACGTACTTTACTATTCTTAGCAGCGTGATATTCATCCAATAAACCAAAACTGGCATTAAATCCATCCAGCTTACTATCATCAGCAGCCAATACCTTCAACTTGGAATTAGTAAGGTTAAACAGAATATCAGCTCTATAGGCTGTAAGATACTTACCTTTAGAATCCAGTCCCTTACTAAACTTGCTACACATATCAAAGGCTATCTTAGCTTGTTCTTTACTATTAGCAGCCAGTAATACTTCTGCACCATCTTCACCATCAGCTATTAAATAATACAAGCATAAAGCAGCAGCTAAAGCTGTCTTACCCTGCTTTCTACTTACTTCTATATAGCTGCTAGTATATCTTCTGGTAGTAGTTCCCTTCCAGTAGAACCCAACTATATTAGCTATTATAAACTGCTGCCACCCTTCTAAGGTGAATGGTTTACCAGAATGTTTACCTGTATAATGCTTCAATGTGCTAATGAATAGAATGGCTCTATCTACCTTATCTTCTCTAAACTCTAAATCATCCCTTTGCAGGTCATTCTGGAATCTCTTACAAGCCAGCTTAATAGTTTCCCCTGCTATTATTTCACCATTAAGAACCCTACTACAATATTCATAGTAAAGTTTGGTATTCATTTTATACTTCTATATTTCTTAAAATGTGGGCTATAACATCTACAGTCCATCCATCACCTAAAACATCTGCTGCTTCATTATCAGTAAGTATATCACAATATCCTTTAGGCATAGTTTGCAATCTTTCTCTTTCAGCTTTAGTTAAATATCTAACACCATCAAAAACATCACTGGTACAAACCATATCTTTCGCAGGCATTCCCTTAAAATGCCCATCATAGTATTCTTTACATTCTTCATAATGTTCTTGATTTTTAAATATCAAGGTAGTAAAGCCTAATGTACTTCTATGATACATCTTTACAGGTGTTCGTAATGGTCTAGAATCAGACACTAATAAGCATCTAGATTTAGCTAAAGGTGAATATCCCGAATCTAGAATATCATTCATATTAACCCCCTTATCAGCAGGAACAGATACATTAGGAATATTAGTCCAGTATAATCTAGGTCTACTTTGTGCAGAAAGTAATTTACTATTTATAGCTATTGGTTCAACTCCTAGAAGCTCATTTATCTTAGCTTCATCCGCTTTCTTCATTTTTACATTCTCCAATAAGAAATACTTTGGTTTTAATTCTCTAAGTAATCTTAGGTAATGATAGAACAAAGAACTCTTTTCTCCCTCTAAACCATTTCTTGTTAAATTTGCACTACTAAAATCCTGACAAGGGCTACCACCTATAAGTAAATCAATTTTAGGCAATTCTTTAGCTTCAATCTTTGTTACATCTCCTAATTGAATAGTATTGGGGTAATGCGCTTGTGTTACTTTAATAGCTATTGGTTTAATCTCGCTTGCATAGTAATTATCTACTTTAATTCCTGCTCTTTCTAAAGCTATCTGTCCGCAACTTATACCATCAAACAAACTTAGCACATTCATTACCTAGTTTCCTTTCCTTCCTTTATAAACTGCTCAAATGGGTTATATCCGTCCTGTTCTACTTTAGGCAATTTAGTTCTAGCCTTAGCTGTTAGTCCGAACTCCAGCATAACTTTCATAGCTTGCGTTTGAGCATCTTTAGCAATCTTAATAGCTGGGTGCGGTGCTATGTTACCTCTATCACTGGTAACAGTCAAACCTTCATCTTCTAGTTGTTTGGATGCTTTAATGAACATACTGTAGTTTCTAGCCAGCATCGTTAAAGCTGCACTATCCACATTCTCTAACATACCAGTATTATCTAGCTGTTCTAGTACATTCTGCATATATACCTTAGCATCCTTTTCAATGTCCTTTGGAATAGTGTAATTTATCATATTATAGTCTATTTAATTTTTATAATTTATAAAGCTATGTAATGGCTTTAATAGGCTTATAATCACTACAATACAATTATTAAAGAATGTGAATAATTTATTTGAAAGTCTGTTAAGGTATTAGTAAATTTGTAATACAATTAAAGGCTAAACTATGGAAAGAAGAAGTAATTACCCAATAGAAATTAAAGCTAAAATAGACCTAAATACTGACCTGCTACTAACGGAACTACAGCAATTATTAGGTAAAGACAGGTCTAAACTACTAAGATTGATAATAGCAGATTTCTTTAATAGAAATATTGATATTATAGATGAACATACTAACAGCAAATCAGATAAAGCACCACTGATAGAAGCCATACTAAAGGACTTCTTCAATTATAATAGGGAAACCATTAACCAGTACATTAAATTTAAGAATGGAAAGACCACCTAAATCAGTCCTTCTACAGTATATATATGATTACGGACTAGACAAAGCAGCAGCATTATTTCACATTGATACAGAAACAGCAGATAAGATAATTAACTGGAAGCCACAATATGACCAGTAC